CTTGTTCCCCTGTTTGTTGAACCAAGTTCCTGTATGCGTAGGTGATGGAAATGACCAGAAACCAAAACTGTGGAAGCTGTGATTGGTTGTTTACCGAATGATTGTTTACGCCACCAGTCTGGTATGCCTTCAGGTCTGTTTGCTTGATGTCCATGCACCATGCCCAAAATGTGATAGCCGTCTTGAAATACATCTAGGGCTAAAGACTCATCATGGGTTGCTGGCTCGTGAAAAGTTATGTCAAGCCCAACTTCCTTAGACAACCTTGCCAAAGTCCTACCAATATGAATACCCCAGTCATCCGTTGCCGAACCAACCTTTTGCTTGTTTACTCGGAACTGACAATGATTGCTACCAACCGAAAGATAAGTTACAGGAGCATACTTGACCAGTTGCTTCAAAGTTTCCCAAGCCATAGCCGTAGCGACATCAATCTGCTGCATCAGCGACATAGAATTTGTGGCGAGCTGATGTAGATCCGCAACGTTACCAAAGTTCTCAATAGTGTCACCAACATCACAGAAAATGATGCGTTCGGGTTTAGTTTCTTTTACCTTGTTTATCAACCGAATTTGTGTTTCAGCAATACGCATAAACATTGCTTCTGTGCCGCCCCTGTGATCTACCTTGCCTACCTGAAGGTCTGACCAAAGAACAACCAAAGCTTTACCAGATGCGACAGCTTTAGATTTGACTGGCTTAGTTTTTTTTGCCAAAGAGTAAAGTAAGGGAAGATTTAGTTTTGCGTTTTTTCTACGCCAACGAATACGAACAGCAGTCATCCACATAGGGTCTAACGGAAAAGGTCTAGCAACCTGCCAACGACTAATCCTAGGTTCACCCACAATGTCAATCTCGTCAGGGTTGATTCCTGCATCACGCAAGAAACCTTCAATGTCAACAGGGTTATCGCCTTCAACAGCAGGAAGAGTAGCTTCGCCACCTTCACCATCAAACACGACAGACGGATTCCAGCCTTCAGGAACAGGCACTTTCGGTGCAGGGGTAACTAAGTTCTCCAACATGAGCAACGCTTTCCTGTATGTGCATCAACCGAATAACGGCTTAGTTTCAAGCCACGCTCATTTAGAGCAGTAGTTAGAGCAGAATTGTTCCACAAAGGCGATTCTAACGCATCAGTCAAAGTCTTTCTATCTGCTTCACTAAGCGAATCTAAGATTGTTTTCATTTTGCAAGAGTATTGCCTGGTTGTAGGTGTAAAGTTTTCAAGCATCAGATTTCTCCTGTAGAACAGGGCTGGTCAAGCCGTAACAAAGATTTCTTATAGAAGCCAAAATAACTGGGTGAGTTATCGTGTTAGCTTCTTCAATGACATCTGCTATCTTGTGTCGAACCAAATCAAAATCTGCTGACCAAATCAAATTATCATCTCTCAAAAGCTTTACTGCTTCTTGCGCTTTACTACTCATCTGTATCTCCATCATCATAAGGGTCTCTTGAATCTATTACTTGTGCTAAATAAAAAATGCCGACATAACCAATAACCAAAATTAGTATTCCCCCAACACCGATAGATGCAATAAGTTCAATCATTTTTACTCTCCTTCAACATCTATTCTTTGTTCTTTAGACTCATAAAGTCTGACAACTGCAATACAAGGATCGCCTTCTTCAAACTCTATGGCTTCTTCATCACTCAGAAAAGCATCATGCGTACTGCAATGAACTGCACCAATCCAGTTTTGCTTTTGACCAATTTTTAGCCATTTATCAAATCTCATCCTTGAATCCTTTCAATAATTTCATCATCAAGTAGCAGATTTAATGCTAATTCTGCTTGCTGTGGAACAACACCATTACCACAAGCTTTTAGTTGGTCATTACGTTTTAAACCAATTTCAGGGCTACAAACCCATCCTTCAGGTAAACCCATCATCCACTCAGTAAAATCTGCTGACAAACGGTGATTACCGTTCTTACCATCAGGTTTAGTAGGTGCAGGAGCAGGGCGTGTTACAGATTCCCACCGTTCAATCGCAGGAGCAAACTTTCCCCAACTAATGTCAGTTACTTCACCACTATTAAAAATAGCTCTAGCAACTGTATCTACTGAAACAACACCGTCACGAGTTTGAGCTGCCTGACCATCTTTATAATCTCTAACAATAGGAGTGGGAAGAAGCTCATTTACAACTGACTCCCTAAGATTTCTATAGCCACCAGGGCTACGTTTTTTCAATTCCGCAATCTGTTCTGGGGTTTTTATTTCCCTGTGTTCCATAGTATTAGGGGTGGGTAGCAAATTGTCCGCAACCCTAGAAACCTTTAGCCCTTGACCAGAAACTAAATCCATAACCTGATCTCTAACCCCCACAGTATTGCCACGCTTCAACGCTTCAGCTTCACCCAACGCCCCACCTTCACCTTCACTTGCTTTGGGGGAACGCAATAATGAAGATTCGATATCTATTGTGTGGGGCGTTTGCATCGGCAGCTCGTAAACCACACCATTTCGCATCATACCCCATGTCGGCCAGCGACCCAAGAACGGCTTGAATTGCTGTGAAAACAGGTCTGTCTCCCCAATCATCCAAATCTTCTTGACTGTATTCCATTCCGTTATCTGCTTTAGCACTTAGTAAACCCCTAACATTTTCTATAACAACCAACTTAGGTTGTAGTTCTTCTATAGCTCTAGCAAACTCATGCCAAAGCCCCGATCTAGTTCCTTCTTTTAGCCCTGCCCTTTTACCTGCCAAAGATAAATCTTGACAAGGAAAGCCACCAGTCAGAATATCTATTTTTTCTACTCGTGTGAAATCAACTTTTGTCACATCACGATAATTAGGTATGCCTGGAAAGTTACGTTCAAGAATCTTTGATGGAGCATCTTCCCACTCACAATGCCAAGCAAGTTCAGCATCAAGCACATTCATTACAGCAAGATCTAAACCACCATAACCAGAAAACAGGCTGCCAATTTTCACTAATTTTCTACTTTGTTTGTATCTTTACCATTACAGTAATCACACTTTTTACCGTAACAATCACAATCATTAGAACCACAAGGATCACAAAAACATTCATCTTCAGGAAAAGTCTCGAAACCAGTCAAATAAACAACATTTTCGCCATTAGTATCAAAAGCAACAAGCTTATTTGTTGCCCCACAACGCCTAATAACTTTTAGTTCTGTAAGCAATTTAATGATACGTTTTTGCTCTATTTCTGCCTGTTCTTCTCTATGAGCTTCAAGCATTAAAGCAAGTGTTTCTTTAAAATGTTTTTCAGATTCTTTAGCCATGTCTAGTAGCCATGTTGGGTCAAAGTTAGGGTTAGTCATTTGTTTCTCCTTTTATCAGCGCAATGACATCATTACGACTTGTTTGAATCATTTGTGTTGTTCCACCCCAAATAAATGGCAGTCGCTCAATCAGTTGAATGATGCGCTCTTGCTCTTCACGTTTACCATTTTGATAAGCTCGTTCAATCCACTCATCAAGTTTTTTATTTTCTGCCCAAGACATTTCTAATCCCTTTCTTGATGTCAGGTCTTACAAAGAACAGCCAACGATTCTTTAGTCGAAGATACTCTTGAAATACGTTGCAACCAAATTTATGATGGCCCCTGTGTTTAGCCATGTTTCCCTTTCTTGTTGTCATACCCCTAAATCTATGCCAGCAAGAACCCCAAAGTCAATAGCAACACGCCAAAAAGATTTAATCTTCTAAATGCTGCACAATCACTTCAACACCAGTCCAACCATCAACCGAATAACGCTTATACGCATGCAAATCAACGACCCTGCTGTCATCCACAATAGCCCCACCCTTGACCATGCCATCCAAACAACCACGCACCAATTTATCCACGTCAGGCATCACAGTTGGATAATCCCTAGAAATGGAAGAAGGCCTTGGCAGATAGAACCAAAGTTCCACTTCCAAAGCCCCATCCATAGGTTCTTCAAATAACGATTGACATTCCGTTTTAATAGCTTTACGCCAAGCAGGGAGATACTTGCTGGCTTCAACCATCCGACCATTACCCACATGCTTTTTAGATCCTTGTGGTGCTGGCAGACCTTCAACAGAAAATTTATTTATCATGCTTTCTATAGTAAGCCCCACAAAGAATCAGAAACCACCAGGCTGCTAAACCAAACATAAATAACTTTTGTTCTAAAGCATCAGCATCAAAACCAAGAAACAAGAAAACGCATACAGTAGCAAAAATGCTAAAATACGCTAGTTTCAAAATGTGTCCCAGCTAGTTGACACCGCCTGTGGTGCTTGACCCAAAGAAACAACTTCGATCTCTTTAGCGTTGATAGATAGCTGACCGACAGTTACCTGCTCGTTAGTGTTCTTGTCGGTAAACTGAAGTACGCTGCCTGAAGCAGACCCAATAACATTGATCACTGAGTTGATTGAAACTTTTTGTGTAGTCCAAATCTTGTAGGACTGTTTGCCTTCAGTTCCATCAGCCTTTTTGAACGTGTCAGTAGCAATAAAAAACTTGTCAAAAGTTTTTGTAACAGTTAGGTTTGTTGCTTTAATTGTGTTAGGCACAATCTACCCTTTCTATGTGTTTAGGATTTACACAATCAGCATGATTGCATATTCTTTTACCTGGAAGAACCGCAGTTCCATCAGACATTGGTGTTATCTCATCTTCAGCAAAGCTGCCTTGATGGGGAATACATTTGAGATTACCGTACTGCACAACTGTAGCAGGTTTAGCTCGGCAAGAAGCACAAAATAGATCTTTGCGTTCTCTTTTTTCAGGTGCAACGACCCACGCATAACCGCAACGGTTACAGAGAATCTTGTTGTCATCCACAAACCCAGTCTAGTCATTTATGCGCTCTTTTTGGCTAAACCAAAACCGCATTGACGGCAATTCCAAACAATGTTCCCATGTGAACAATCCTTGGGTGGGGTCAAAACAGCCTTCTGTTCCTGCTCTAAGACTTCCAACTTACGAATACGCTCTGACTCCCATAAACGCTCTAAACGGGCTTTCTCAGCCATTCTCGCATCATTCTGCTGTTCTTCTTTAGATTTAGTTCTCTCAGGCAACGGCCCATCTTCCCAACGATCACCATTCAACCAAGTAGTCGGATAAGGAATGAACTCACCCTGCGGAAGATTCGGGTCATTAGCAAACCTGATAGCACCAGCCAAAATAGCATCATGGCTAGAACGAGCAACAGCAGACTCATAAGCTTTGACAGCAGCTCGCTTTGAAGTCCGTCTCGGATAAACACTCCAAAACTTATCGAAATGCGTATATGTTTCTATTGATGTTTCTAATGATGTTTTATACGCCAGATCTGTCACCCCTGACTTACCTAGTTTGTCACCCCTGATTACCTGGTTTGTCACCCCTGAACCTAGTCTGTCACCCCTGTCAGAAACACCAGAAATGCTAATCCAATACTTATTCGACTTGTATTGACCCTTAGTTTCGCCACCATGAACTTCAACAACAAGCTCACCCAAATCCTGCAAATGTTTGATGTCACGTTGAATAGATCGTTCACTAGCGTTAGCGTAACGAGCCAAAGTAGCGATAGACGGCCAAGCACCATTATCGCCATGATGATTAGCAATACCAATCAAAACCAACTTCGCACGACCATCAGCCCGACTATTATTTAGCACAAGCGAAATCATCTCGACACTCATCTAAACTTCACTCTCCATCAACGCATCCATAATGCTGTTAGCTGCAACAGCAACCGAATCTCTCGCACCGCCAGCCCAACGCCCAGCATCAAAAAACAACTTATCTCGTTGCTCACGCATAGCCCGTAACTGCTCAATCTCAGCCGAAACCAAAGCCTTGATAGCTTGAACCTGCGGTTTAGATAACTTAGCTTTAGCATCAGCGATAGTGTCACTCAAAACTCTGTGAGTTGTATCATTACGTTCATACTCCAAAGCAAGTAGATACGCAAAATGTTGATCTTTATCTTTAAACATTATTTCCCTTTCAAGCCATAAAAAGTCGGTACGGTGTCTTATTCCAGTCATTATCAATCAGAAACCAGTCACCTTTATAAAAATCGTAAATCGGTGTCTGCTCAGGAAACTTGTATCGCTCCAACTTCCAGCCACACTGTAAAGCCTTCTCACGAAACTCTGCATCAGATTCCATTAACAAATTAGATTCACTACACATAGCAACCAGGTTAGATGGGGTGTCCAAAAGTTTAGACCCACCCATCCCCCGATTGATTCTGTGTTGCGGAACGAGAGTATCATCTATGCGCCCACAATGCCAACAGCACACATCACGCTGAAGAACTTTAGCCCAAACAGTTTTACTAACCATGACGGAAAGTAAGTTCAACCTGTTTAGCAATAACAGCCGTCAAAGTTCCTGCATCCGAAATCTGCTTTATCTTAGCTTTCACACGACCCAATTCGACCTTAGCCATGTCATGCTCAAACTTTAATTCCGCAGTCTTTAGACGAGCGACAGCAGTACGATCCGCCACAGTTCCCTGAGCTTCAAGAAACGCTGCCTGATAAGCCTTCTCATAAACAAGATCGCTGTCAGCAACTTTCATCTCAGCATCATAAAGAGCATTAACACCCTTCTCACCAGACTGGATAAGTTCATTCAGCTTCGCAATAATGTGGTCTGGGCTAACTATTTCCAAGCTGCTTACCCCACATCACAATCAAATCCAACTTATCTTTTGGTAACTTAGCTTGTTGCGCTTCAACATACAAAGACTTTAGTTTTGCTAAATCCTTGTTGTAAAACGCTTCACTTGCCTGGGTGTAAATGTCATCATTAGCACGATTTACTTTTTCCATTTCTTGTGCTGAAGGTCGTTTACCTTTAGGGCTAAACTCACCGCCAAGCGCAGAAATCGCTCTACCATAAGCAGACGTAGCACAGTTCTCAACAAAAGAAACCTTGTTGATGTGGCTAGTGCCTAAACGCTCTTCAGCGTAATCAACAGCAGCAGGTTTCTCATCAGCTTTATCTAAAAAGACTTCAGCCTTCATCACAACTTGTGTCTCATTGATTAGAACAATCTCTAAGTTTAAGCGACCATTAGGGTACTTATTCCAGAAAAGGTCAATTCTTTCCTGAACCGTTTGATACTGAGAAAGATCAAAGCCCAATGTTCTCACCCCAAGTGACAGTCATGTTTGACTCTAGCCAAATCCATTGAGCAAGCCCTTCAATAGTCACGCCAACAGAACCAGAATCTAGTACCTGAATACCAGATAAAACGCCTGTAACTGCCGTAGTTTTTTTTGTCGCAGTCCTAATAGTCACAGCAATTCTATTGCCGACAGTCAGACCCTTTAGATCAGTTATTTTCATTAGTTACCCTTCTTTATTGTTAGATACGGCACTCCACCAGCTCTGGAAGAACGAGTAGCAATAACCTTGCCGTTAAGCAAACCATACTTTGCTTTGCCCATTTTGTCTAATATCTTGCTTTTCAACTCTGTAACAGTTGCAGTAGTCAAATCAAGTTCTGCCTGTGCATAAACAAAATCAGAACCTAAAACACCTAACTCGACTTCTTCATCAACAATGTCAGGGTTCATAACACGCACAGTCTGAAACGTTGAATCAGAGCCATCCCAATCAGGAGCTACATCCTTAGCCAACTTGTCCCAAAACTCTGCAACACGAGAGTTCATGTAGAAAGCAAACTCAGAATCATAATCCAAATGAAAAGTCTGCAACTCATTACCCTGGAACAGCACAACAACCTTGCACCACTTCAAACCAAGTAACTCCATGTACCACATACATTGCGCCGCATAATGGTCAGGAATAGTGTCCCAACGATAGCCAGCAGTCTTAATCTCCAACAAACCGTAGTCATCACCGATCTTCAGGATGCCGTCAGGGTTAGCGTGTTTCCAACCGTCAGCCCAAGTACCAGTTTCAAACATTTCATACTCAGGGTTCAACAAACCCCACTCCTTAAAGATTACTGGCTCAACAAGTGTTCCCCAACGCATCTTCTCATTTTGCTGAAAACTATCGTCAATCTTGTTAGACAGTTTCGCCCACAACGTGTAAGCAGACTCCCAAGGGTTCAACCCTAAAATAGTGCCTACCTGTGAACCACCAATGCCACCAGCACGAAGCTCATGCCACTTAGGACTCTGATTTTCAAAGTCTCCAACCAATACAGCTTTACCAAACAGTTTGTGATCTAATTTATTAGTCATAACCCTTTTCCGATTTTACTTCTGACGGGATTGTCAGTATGTTAAGTGTATGACAAACCACCGACAAATACCAGTAACACAGAAACTATTTTCTTTACTACAAGAAATAGAAGAAGTCGGTGAGACACCATGCCAAAACTTTCCAGATGCATTCTTTCCAGAACCAGGCAACGGTGGCTATCAAGACACAATCTGGGCTAAACAAATGTGTTCCGAATGTCCAGTCCTGCAAAGTTGTAGAACCTACGCTATAGAAGCAATAGAACCATTTGGTATTTGGGGTGGACTAACCCCCATAGAACGTAGAACTCATAGACGGACAGAACGAAACGCTACAGAAGCCCTTACAAGTAACCGTTAGGTGACAAAACAGAATGTAACCGCTAAGTTACTTCTTCTCGTTCTCTTTTACCTTCTGAATGGCATCATTAGAAGCCTTAGCGACATCTTCCTTAGTGACAGTGCCAGTAGTAGCAATGGCATAGCCTACAGCCCCGATAACACCAATCATCAAAGTTCCCCAAGCAATAACTACACCATCAAGCCAGTTCCCTGTCAAAGCTGCGCCCACACCAGCCGAGCCACCAAGAATAAACAAGAAAATGCCGAAGCCACGCCAAGCCAAAAAACCTAGAACGTCAACGATTTGCTTTACCCAAGAAAACATTACTTAGCCTTATTAGCAAGAATGTGCTTCAAAGGGTCAACTAGATCTTCGTAAGCAGACAAATGAATCTCAGGGTTACTGTAAGCCTTGTTAGCTTTACCGATACTCATGTGTAGGTGTGCGCCAGTCGAAGCCGAACCTGACTTGTATTTGCCACCGCCAACCTTACCCAAAATAGTCTCGCCACCAACAACCTTGTCACCCTTTTTCAGATCAGACTGCTTCGCCAAGTGAGCATACAAAACCCACATGCCATCCTTAGTTGAATGAACTAAGAACCAACCCAACACGTCAGACCACTCACTCAAAAAAACTGTTCCATCAGTAATCGCCTTAATCGGGCTAAGTTCCTTTGGACTCCAGTCCTGACCCCTATGCGGTCTGCCATTACGGTAAGGCGCAAGATTGCCAAACTCATCATTACGAGTACTAGCAGGAAACGGCTCAAAATATACAGCAGACATAATTACTCCTTCGGGTTGCGTAAGCGAAACGTGACAATCCACACCGCTAATACAACAAGAATACACCAGCCAACAACACTCTTCGCAGAGCCTTCCAACACAATCCAAGCAACAAACATTCCCAACACAGTCCAAATCTGTGCAACAATGTCATTCAAAAAATTTCTCATACTATTCTCCTTATAGGTGATGGTGCTGAAACAGTCAGCCCAACTGCCGTAGTCGCTATCTGTGTCACAATCACTGCCGACACAACAGATTTCTCTGCCACAGCTCTAACCTTCGGGGACATGTCCGCACCAAAGTTACCGAGAGCGTTCAAAGCATTAGTCAAACCCACAACCGTTGCACCCAACACAGGCACAGCAGCTAACTCTTCCGAAATCACAATGTCATCTGCCTGAGCAACAATCATAAGTTGTTCCAAAGCCTGAAGATACTCTTCCGAGCCTTCAACAGCCGTCTCAAAGGTCTGCAAAGCATGTTCCAACAGCAATGCTACGTCAGCATCAGAAAGGCTCTGTGGGTCAATGTCAGCCAAATCTAAGTCAGTCACAGACGGCTCAACAACAGGAACTTCCACCACAGGCTCTTCCACCACAGGTAGCTTCACAGGCTCAACAGGTGGCTTGACAGGTTCAGGCTCAACAACAGGTGGCTCAGGGTCAACAGGGTCAACGGGTGGGTCAACGGGTGGGTCAACAGGTGGATCTACAGGGTCAACAGGTGGCTCAACTCTCACACCATCATAAGAAAACACAGACCCAGGCACAGGAGACATCACCCCATCAACATCCCAAGACAACCTATTACAAGCACCGCCACCAAACTCATAAAACCAAGCATCAACCCTATACTTCTGCCCAGTCACCAAAGGCACGACAGCCGAACCCCCATCACAACCCTTCACAAACCAGTCATCAATAATCCACATGCCATCCAAAGCAAAATAGAAACCATCATCAGCCCAAGACCTGAAAACAACATTCCCAGACTTAGGGGCAGTCAAAAAGCCCGAATAATGAACAACAACATGGTCAGACTGGCAACCAGCTACAACGCCATCACCCCAATTAGCATCAATGTTAGATACAGAAGTCCACACGTCAGCAGACACACAAGGATAATGGGCTTGTCGCTCAGGCAACACCCTAGGGTCGTATGTATAAACACTTACACCTAAACCCTGTAAGGGTTCTGCCTGTGCCGTAGGTGTAAAGGTCAGAATCGGTGCAAATGCCAAAAACAAAACAACTAAAAGTTTTGTCAACTTTGGCATAACGCCTTCCTATTGAATTAGTTTAACTAACACTCCAACGATTGATGAAGTAATAACAGCAGATAAAACACCTGTAACCCAAGCAGACTGCCAGCGAGCCTTCTCCAACTCACGAATACGAGCTTCATGGTCAATAACAAGATCGGAGTGAATAGTGACATCCTTTTTGATTACAGCAATGTCTGTTTTAATTATGGACATGTCATCAACAATTCTTTGTAAAAGTTCACTATTGTTAGGGCGTTTTACTTCAGTCATTAGCCAGCAGCCGTTCCAGAAGTCATCTGCACAGCAGTCCAATAAATAGTTTCTGAAGCACCCGTACCAGCAGACACATTTCTTACAGTAATGTTTGCTGTACCAGATGTAATGTCATTAGCGAAAGCTATATACCTGTTGTTACTAGCCCAAGCCTGGACAATAGGCGCAACATTGAAACGGCTTGCAGGAAAAGTTACGGCAACTGAAATAGCACCATCAGGAGCTAAAGTACCTGTCGTTGAGTTAGCAGTTCCAGCAGCATAAGCGTAAGGCAACTTAGAAAAGTTACCGTTCAAAGCAGAAGCACTCAGCACCTGCCCAGCAGTAAAAACAGTTGTAGCACTCATCTATTTCTCCTTAAAAACTCAAAGCGTATGTGTCCAGTTTACCGAACTCAACATCATCCAAAACAAGAAATGGATTACGCAAACTCTCAAAATAATACTTTACCTGATGATTGTCAAGCTCAATTACATGATCAATACCAATAACTTTGACATACTTTTCAACAGCAGCACCACCACCGCTAGGCGTAAACTTTACTTTCATAAAACCATTTATACGAGCAAAAGCAAGAAGACCATCTTGTTGCGCATCAGTAAGAGCAATAAACGGCACAACCACAGAATTTATACGATACTCAGGTGTTGAATACTTAGTGATTAAAAGACCGCCCAAATTTGCCAACCTTGAATTATTACTATAGAAAATGTTTTCTACATCTAATTGAGCCTTACTGTAAAGAGCCTGAGATGCAGCATCAGTAGCAATAGCAGTTCCACTTGCAGCACCCAAAACTTGTATTTCGTTATACAAAAGTTCTGAAGAATAACCTATTTCAATGTTGCTGTACTGGTAGGCATTAGCCGTACCATCATCAGTAAACAACCTATTAGCATCATTTACGGTGTTAGTTGCACTTGTAGCGTTATCTTCAAAAAACAAAGCACCTGTAGTGTCATAGAAAAAAGCACCTTGTTCACTTACAGCGACATTATTTAGATACTCTAAAACATTTTGACCAGCACAATTAGTATCTGCATCAAGCATTTGCGTACCAGCATCAATAGAAGCACCAGCAGAAGGAACAATATCGTCATAAAGAACATTTAAGTCAGTTAAAATACGATTGATTCTAGCCCCACTTAATTCAGCAGGAAAACTCGAACTCTTTATAAATTGTCTAACAAACAAAGCCGTAGCTTCAGAAGCACCAAAAGAAGCCGTAGCCTGACCATCAACCGTATAATCAAAAGCCCAATCATCAATGTAACCAACAAAAATAAACCTGCTAGTAGGAACACCTGCACGCTCAAAAGTAATGTAAACCTTAGACGCTTTCGGTATAACAGCCCCATAAAAAGCAGAGCTAGTATTTAGTGGGTCAAACTCACGATTAAAATTAGTCAAATTAATCTGTGCAGTACCAGGTTGAAATCTATCTAGCAACCTATTTTTACCGACACTTGTAGAAACAGAAGTAACGTTGCTTGTCACATCCCAACTGTTACTGTCATCATTTAAAACAATAACAATTTTGGCTTTATTTAGACCCATTACTTAAGTTTCCCCTTTTTACGTTCATACTCCTGAATAGCTGCAATCAAAGCATCATTAATAGCACCAACACTAGCCCCAGGAGCAACATTAATAGCAATCTTGTATTCAGTAGCTTTAGTGAGATATGTTTGAAACTCTTGCTGTTTTTTCTGATTAGATTCAGCCCAATCTTTAAACTCACCAAAAGTACCATTACCCTTGCCTTCATAGGGATTCTTCAAACCAGTAAAAGGATTCGCTACATCTTTACCAAGCATAAGCTTTAAGTCTTTTGGGTATAAAGAAGTAGATAATGCCTTTTTTGTTCCCACAAAAGTTCCTGCACCAGACGAATACCCCTTTGGGATAATTTCTGTTACTTTAGGTGTTTCCTTACTATTTAGGCCATTATCAAAAGCACCAGCAAAATCTTTACCCATCTGCTCTGCAACATCATTAAGTCTTTGAGCCTGAGCTGCCAACCCATCAATAAGACCATTACCAATCTCAGAACCAGTATCCTGCATAACCTTGGCAGTCTTAAAACCAATGTTGCCAGCAATCTTTTTAATGCCAGTAAAAGTATTATTTAGGCTCTTAATACCTTCAGTACCAGATTCCAAAATTGCTTTAGCAGTAGCCCCACCAGCTTCAACCCCAGCACTAGAGATTTGCGCAATCAATTCAGGATCTAGCTTGGCTGTAATTAATTTATTTAGATCTTGGTAAAAACCTTTTATACCACTTAGTTTGTCTTTGAAAGCAGAAACAATGTCACCAGAAGATTTAGTTGCAGAAGAAACAACAGTTTTAAACTTGCCGTCAATGTAAGTGATACTTTGCACAATTTCTTTATTGTTTGCATCAAGCAAACCTGTAATGTTCATGCTGTCAATAAAAGACCTTTGAATACCAAGAGCGTTATCTAAGAAATCTTTTATCTTCTCAGAAGCCTTAGTAGCTTTGTCACCAGCTTTCTCAATAGCCTTACCAGCACCATCAACAGGATTAGAGTCAATCTTCTTAGAAAACTGGTCAGTCATTAATTGAGCAGAATCAGAAGTAAACATAATCTTGTCATTTACAGCACTCATCTGACTGTTCAAAGATTCTAAACCAGAGTTCATGCTCTTAAAAGCATCACCAACATAAGGAATCTTAGAAAGTAAATCAAAGAACGCCATAATACCTTGAATCAATAATGTCATAGCAATATTTATGCCTGTGACAATAGGTAGCAGTATTGCGCCTAAAACATTTGCAAGCAAAGTAATCACAGGAATCAAAGGCTTGATAACTGCAATAAGCAATCTCATAATTCCAACTAAAGGATTTAGCAAAGGAGTAATCAACTCCATCAACACCTTTTGAATAGGAGCAATAGCTTCAAACAAAATCAAAAATACTTCACCCAAAGTAACAAGCAACGGAGCTAAACGCTCAATAGACTTACCTATGCCAGCAAAAATAGGTGCAAGAACCTTACCCAAAATCTCTACAATAGGCACAAAAGAAGCCAACAAAGTAGCCAACGGCCCAGTCATAGAAGCACCCAAAGAAGCCTTCAAGTTATCGAAAGAAGCCTTCAGCTGTGTTTGAGCAACAAACAAACTGCCGGACTGCTCGGCATAAGCGCCCTGGGCATCTTTAGAACGAGAATACAAAATGTCCAAACGAGCCTGAGCCTGAGCATTACGCAAAGTAGCACCAGTCAACTTATTCTGACCACGAGCAGCCAACACAGCATTAACTTCGGACTGCTTCATAGCAACACCGAACTTCTCTATCGGGTCATACTCACCACGAAACAAAGCCGTCATACCAGTCAACGCTTCAGACACGTCATAGCCATAAGTAGCCGCAAGGTCAGAAGCCAAACCAACAAGGTTTTTAGTTTCTCCGGCAACAGTACTCATCTCGAAGCCAGACTGTTTCAAAACAGAACCTAAGAAAGTAGAAGCCCTAGAAGCTTCAACCTGGCTCAAACCAATAGCAGAAGCATCCGCAGCAAACTTCTCCATCTCAGGAGACAAACCACCAAAGACGTTACTCAAACCAACCATGTTACGCTCAAGATCACGAGCTTCAGTAACAGATTGCTGTACAAATTCACCTATCTTTACAGCTGCAAAAGAAGCAGCCGCAGCAACAGCCGCACCCCTAAGATTCTTTACAACCCCACCAAGAGCAGCCATACCACTCTTAGCTTCACGAATACCCTTAGCATCAAAAATAGAAACTAAAGGAATAAAAATAGAGCCAGCCATTAAGACACCATCCTTCTGTTAATGACAGTAAAAGCCTTAGCCAAAACAGTTTTAGTTTCGGCCTTAGCCTTCGGCAAAGCCTTATTAGCTCCTGGCCATGCAAAACGAGAAGGCTTACCACCCAAAGCACGAATCATCGCACGACCCTGACCATTAATTCTGTGCCTTCTCTTACCTGTCTTGCTCCGGCTATAGTCATATTCCCTAGTCCTAGGGTACTTATCAATGTACTTACCAGACGAACCAGCCATGTCAGCTAAAACAACAGCAGCATTATTTACTCTCAAACGAGCAACAGAAAAAGCGCCAGTCCCAAACCGTTTCATAGTACGAGAAGCCTTAGAAACAGCTGGGGTTTCAATAAAAACAGATCTAACAGGTCTGCTCTTATTCTGGTAGTTAGCACCCCAAGTCACACGACCAGGCATTACGACAGGATAAAAACCCGACCTATTTCTTTGTGGATTCTTATGGTGAATACCGCTAGTAGGTGGCGCAACAGGAATACCAGTTTTTACAGCAGTTTGTACAGGCTTAGCAATTCTCTTGTAATCCTTTTGCAAACCTTTGACAAGGGTAGGTTGGATACGATTTAACTCACGAATCAGATCGTTATAATCGGTTAGATACAGCCCAGTCCGCTGACCTTTAGTTACATAACTAACTTCACGAGCCACAAAACACCACCAATCACATCTATTCTATCAACGAGATTGTTGCTGGCTACGCCAAATCATGTACCTACCTATAGTCCACAACATGCGATCATCACATTCCATCAAAGCAGTTGGGCTAATACCAGTTTCCACTGCTAAAGAAGCAATGTACCAATGGGCTGAACTATCGCCCAACCCAACTATTTTGGGTCGTTTTCACTAGCCTTAATAGAAGCCACATCATCAACCCACACATCAAATTCTTTTGTAGTGGACTTAGTGCGAGACTCTGCAAGATAAGCGAGATAAAGTAGGTGAGTTAGCTTGACGTTAGATTCAAGCACAGCAACTGACAGGTCAAATTTAGATTCAAACTTAACCATGTCAGAAGCCGAGCAAGTAATCTCTTTTTCGTCACCAGAAACAAATTCAATGCGTAGGTTGATTTTCAATTTTTTCCTTAGTTATTAGGCTGTTGCACGAGTTACAGTACCCGATGTCGGGAATGTAACAGATAGTGTGGCTATATCCCCGACTGATGCCGAGAATGGCTGATACTGTGAAACAAGGCATAATGCAGTGTATGAAGGGTTGGTTGCTGAAACTGCACTGCTTGTCGGTGTAATTACTACAGTAGCGTATGAACCTGCTTGGAAGAGTGGCTGCAGAAGAGCATCTACAGAACCAGCTGCAAAGTCCTGGAAGAAGTTTAGAGTCACAGACCCAGACTTCAAACCTGCAATACGGGTTCTGAAACCGCTACCAAAAGCTGTGGTTTCAATTTCATCTGCTGAAAGATCAAGGCTTACGCTCTGAAGAACATTAGACAATGCGCTTCCGTTAACCGTAATCTTGTGGTCTGTTGCTACATAAACTGCCATTTAATGTCTCCTAGTTTGCTTGAACAGCACAGTCAAACTCTGCTGTCAGATATGTGTTTTCGCCAATAGTTACTGAGCCGTAGTTTCTCATATCAGATACTATCAAATCAAAACAACGACCTGATAGTGTCCTATCTGATTCTATCGCACTTTTTATACTAAACGCCCCAGTAGGCGCACAGTAGGCATCAAGGTTTTGTTGAGCAGAGCGCTCAGAAACTCTGCCAACAAAAACTGAAATAGTAAAAGTGTAAGTATTAAAGCCATTTTTAAAAGCTTTGTGGTATTCAATTCCTTGTGGACTAATAATAGCCATAGGGGGGTTCGGATTATCTGGTGTAAAGGCAGTAACTCTTAGCCCAACAATAGTTGAAAGATTTTCTACTAAACCATCACGAAGATCTGTAAGACCAGCCACTAGCCTTGATTCCTAATCTTCCGATACGAGTTCAACAACATAGCAACATCAGGATCTATGCGGCTAGAAACCCTAAAATAGCCTGTGTCTGGGCTAGAAATAACACCAAGCGGAGAATCAAGACGTTTAAAAATACGCATAGCTTGGATGATAGTTGCTTGCTTTACAGCAGTCGGCACAGCTGCCCAACCCCACACACCAGTAACCTGGACTGTCGCAACTTCTTCCTGACCATAACGACCTTCAAAACGGTAGCGAGTATTACCGTCAGGGAACTCATAAGTTCCCACAGCACGAATACGAGTTATAGGCCAACCAGCCAAACCATCAGCCATGCTATTTAGTGGCTCTAACTGGTAGTCAACTTCAGACCAAACCTGATCAAAAGTCTTGTTCAACAAAGTAGAAACAGCGACAGATGAAATAGAAACAGCATCATCAATAGCAACCATGTCATTGTGGTTAGGCACAAACACCCTAGTAGCCGTACCAGCGTTATAGAAATAGCGCATAGTGTATTCATCCACCATACGAGAAGCAGACTCCAAAGCCAGCTCCAGCAGTGAATCATCTACGCCATCTTGAATCCTTAGCGCAGTTTTCAAGTCGTTTAGGCTCGCATAGCCGTTGACAACAGGCATGTTTACTCCTTGTCTTTACTATTAGTTTATCTTAGTGACCTGAATAAGCACATCATCACTTCTGCCCTTGACAGAAGTAAAATCATAGATTTTAGGGTTTATTCCCGTAAAGTTATAGATTCTTTGAGCCAAAGTATTAGCAACATCAACGCTAACAACATCTTCAATAAAATACTTGCCACCGACATTTAAATAGTCCCACAAGTTATACAAAGCAGTTATTTGAGCTTCAACAGCGTGAGAACCATCATCAATAATGTAGTCAAACTTACCTGTAACTAATTCCTTTATTTGGCTTTGCACAGTCGCATCACAAAGCAAAACTTCAAAAGTATCATCCTGCCACAGCAACCTAGACAAATCAATGTCCAAACCGACAATCCGAGAATCAGGTAAATAGTCAGCCCACATCTTTAGCGAATGACCAGCCCAAACACCAATCTCCAACAAAGACTTGTTTTTAGCTGCAGGAATGTTTTGACCATAAATTTCTATGTAACTGTGAGCCGTACCTTTATCGCCACCACAATCAGGCATTTGATAAGGCTCATAGGCTTCCTGTAAAGTTTTCAAATGAGTTTCTGAGTCCACGTCTTAGGGGTCAAATCAGACTGAATCTCAATCGGAAGATGATACTCAAACTCTTTCACTCTAGGTCTAATCCAATCCACCAAATCACGCAAACCATCCTGCAAAGAAACAGTAGTCTCATAATTCAACAACTCACGAGCCTTATCAGAGCTACACAATGCCACAGCCACTTCCTGCGGCCTACCAAGCACAAAAGTAGGCTCTAACTCAAAACCAATAATCTCTGCAAGTCTCTCAGCCAGGTTCAAAATAGTTATAGGTGACTCATCAGGGCCAATGTTGATTACCTGACCCACAGCTTCATCAGACTCACACGCCACCAAAATAGGTGCAATAACATCTTCAATGAAACTAAAGCACCGTTGCTGACTACCATCACCATAAATAATTGGCTGCTTACCCTGCAACATCCTGTTAGCCATAATGCTTGCAACATTCCTAAACGGGTCATCAAACTTCTGTCTAGCACCAACAATGTTATGTGGCACAAGCACAACTAAATCAACACCATGAACCTTAGCCATGTTTTCAAGCAAACGCTCTGCCGACAACTTAGCAATACCATACGGATCTTGTGGCTTAGGAGTCAAAGTCTCATCAAACACATTGCCACCGTTATCCCCGTAACGTGCCATAGATGACATGTAAATAAACTTAGGGACACCAGCCTTAATGCTTGCAGTCATAGCGTTCACACTTATCTGCACAGTATTCCTGACAACAAGGCTAGGGCTAAAAACACTCAAACCTTCATAAGCAGTACACGCAGCATGAATCACAAGGTCAGCACCAGTAAAAATAGGGGTAATGGCCTGTAAATCATCCAAGTCAACTTTATAGAGATGCACACCTTCAGGCACATTCTCTAAACTGCCACCAAGCAGATTATCTATGCCACGAACCTTCCAGCCCTTAGCCAAATAAGCATCAGCAAGATGTGAACCAAGAAACCCTGCGACACCCGTAATAACAACTAATCCCAAGAATTTACTCTCCTTCTAATCAAACTCCATCTACCTTCATCAAACCTGCCATCAACCTGTTTCTGATTGAAATACGAGCTATTATCGGCAAAAGTAACATTGTTTCTGTCAGTAAACTTAGAGCTACTCTTTATTGTGGAACTATTGTCATGCCCTAAAGCAAGTGGCAATCTATCTATACGCAACCCAGCATTAGTTACCCTACGCTCATAGTCGTTATCTTCAAAATAGATAGGATGTAAAGCTTCATCAAATAAACCGATCTGTTCGACAATCTTCTGACCGACAGCAAAAGTTTGCCAGTACGGAAAAGACTCTGCCAAAGTAACAGCATCATCTTTAGCGGTCTCCAACAAAGTCAAAGCACCAGGTTGAAACCAAGTATCTGCCGAAGTAATAAACCAGCGTGACTCAAACGGCAACATCTTGATACCTAAGTTCCATGAAGAAGCCACACCAAGATTAGTAGGCAACTCTAACCAATGAACATTTACTAAAGGATTCTCACAATAAAAATCATCTTGTATTACACCAGAGTTGTTGATGACATAAACTGTTGCTTCAACGTCAATGCTCTCTACCATACGCTTTAGCAAATCAAACCTGTTCAAAACAGGAACAATTAGTTTCACGCAAGTAACTTCTTCAGCAACGGAATCCAATGATTCTCCCACACAGTCTCAACATCAAACTGCTTCACAAAATCTATGCTCGCCTGTGACCTAGTGCCACGAACCTTATACGATTCTTCCAAAGCGTTCACAATACTAGGAATACTAGGAACTCTCCACCAAGCGTTCTGGGCTGCATCCCAAGAAGGCTGACCATCAACAAGCCAACAATCTTCCGAAACAAGGTCAGGGGTAGCTGCCCAGTTAGAGCCAATCACTCTTGTCCCACAGGCTTGTGCTTCAATAGTTGGAACTCCAAAACCTTCACCATACGAAGGGGCAAGCATCACATCCATAGTCGTATAGAAAGCAGCTAACGTCTCAGTGCTAATACCATACTTGTAGTCAGCCATGTTAGGGAAAATAATCTGCTCAGGTTTGATACCAAGAGACTCACACAACACAAACAGATTCCAGCCACCAGCACCACCAAACGGGTCTGTATGCAAATAAAGTTTTGCATCAGGCTTATCCTTAGCGAAAATACTGAAAGCCATAATGTTCTCGGCAAAGGCTTTACGGTGCAACAACCCGCCAGCCTTATTAGCTGCGTTCATGCCAACAACAAAATCATTTTTATCTAAATTCATCCACTTACGAGTGTCAACACCAGCAACTTTATAAGTAGGTTTCACCACAGAAGTATCAACAGCATGCGGAACATATTCACACTCCAAACCATTCTCCTGCATCTGACGAACACCATGCGGACTCATAGCAATAGGAACAACATTAGGTTTCTTCAACCAATCAAACACATCAGGTGGCATAGTTGCATGATCTAACGGAGTCCAAGAAGCAATCTTCGGCAAATTATCCCAAGCCTTACCCCGAAAAACCCACACGTCATAAAGCGTAATCAACAAGTCCTTCAACTTATCTTTTCTACCATTGTTTACAATGTTGGTGTGATGAACGTGATTCATAGGAGTCACATCATTGCTATAGTTTTCAAAACCACGAGCATAATGCGGTATAACACCAGCAGGAGTATTTAGCGTACTGTTACTGCCTTCTAACCCATAGTTACTCAAAGCAGCAACATCAATGCCGTCACGTTTCAAACGCTCAACAAGAAGCCCAGCCTGAATACCATAACCAGTAGGAACATACGGACTATTAGAAGCAATCGAAACAATACCCTTTAACTTTGACATAGGATTTCCTTTTTCTCGTAGGTAACAATAGAATAGCATAAGAAAACCCCCCTAGTGCCTACGCACACTAAGGGGGCTTTCAGTTTAAATCAGGGGTTAGGCTGTGCCACCCCTGAAGGCCTGAACGTGACCTGCATGTGCCAAACCACCATCAACACGCATCTTCACTCTGAAAGTCGTGATGTCAGTGTTGAACGCATAGTCAGTTGACTGTGCAATGTCAAGTCCACCAGCAATACGAACCTTGTATGAAGGCAAGTGACCGAATAGAACAGACTTAGCATTTACAGCAATAGCAGCTACAGCAGGGTTTTCGTAAACAGGGTAGCCCAAGATAGTATCAGGCGCACCTTGCTGACCAGGAACAAAGACATAGTTACCAGCACCATCTTTCAACTTACGAACAACACCAAGTGATGAAGTTCTCATGTGGAAACCAACACCAGGAAGCTGACGAGCAGCACCATCAATACCGTAAACAAGGTCAATCAGGTTATCGAAAGTGAACGCACCTGATGCACCTGTTCCACCAGTAACCGCAGTGGCCGCAGCAACAGCCAGACCGCTAGGCTGGTTTCCACCAGTACCATTAGTCAACGCATCATTAACTCGGAAACCAATTTCGTTACCAGCCTGTTCTGCAATCAATGATGTTAGGTCGAATCCAGCATCAGCGATCAGTTCATTCGCCACAGGCACAAGGAAGCTGTACTTGTATGCTTGTAGAACTAGAGAGCTAAATACTGGGTCGCTTGCACCAATAGCCGAAGTCGCAGTAGCGATAGCAGCAGTTGAACGAGCAGTTAAAGTAGGTAGAGTTAGTTGCTCACCAGAAGTAGTGTTGAAGATCTGGGAAGTCTGCAACATAGGGCCAACAAGTCTAGCAACCTGGAAAACCTGGTTGTAGAAAGACTCTGGAACTGTGTTAGCTGAACCAACTAGAGTACGCTTTTCAGCACCGAACTCGTAACCCTTGCGCTCGCCCAAAGCAATTGAACGAAGGATGTCAGAGTCATTTGTTGTAGCGGTCTCTGATGGACGGAAAGAATTAGCCGCTTCAGCAGCTCTCTCTTCACGCTCTGCGGATGCTTTGATTGAGTCAATGAGCTTTGCTCTTTCGTCAATGTCAGCCATAATGCGCTCGTAAGTCTGTGTTTCTTCACCTGAAAGGTCACGCTTCTCAGATGCTGCATTGTCAAGCAAAGCCTTCGCTTGCTCGTATGCTGACTTACGGGCTTCTTGCTGGATTTTAATAAAATCAGACATGGAAGTCTCCTAAGATAAATTGATAAGGGATACCTGTGGTGCTGACACTCAACAGACGTAGCGGTGCTGACACTCAACTACTAACTTAAGTTTAGTAAAGGAAAATAACGCACAATCAAAAAGTGGACTAGCAGAGATTCGAACTCTGGTGCTAACAAATTCCTTTACAGGTTTTACTTGTTAGACGAAACCGACCTAGCCCTAACAACACAAGACTACCAAAAAGAAAAACCCCACCAAGAAAAGGGATTAACTTGATGGGGTGTCGCTAGAAAAGGGGGTAACTAGCGAGTTTCTTTCACTTCAACAACCCGAACTTCTTTAGCTGGGGTGTCAATAGCGACAACTGCATCAGCAAACGCTTCCGCCAAATCTCTGATCTGTCCTGCTGCTGGATTACCAGCAACTTCTAGGATAGCTGTAACAATCTGTTCTTTAGTGGCCATTAGAGCATCTTTCCTTCGAGAGTGTGTTTCAACTGTTTCAATAGTAGCATGTTTACTTGTGGTTCAACGACAGTTTCTTCTACCTTGTCCACCACAGGTTCTTCAACCTTATCACCTTTAGTCATCTGCTTTATAACGTTTTGCAACAAATCCGCTTGGTCAGGTGTAAGTGAATCTTCAGTCTCTAAAGCCAGCAAAGCATCAGATAGTTTATCTACTTCAACATCACCGATAGAACGAACCTGAGCCACACTAGCTGTATAGGCTGGAAACGTAACAACGCTGACTTCGATTAAACGCACAGACTCTAAAGTTCTAATGTTGCCATCAGGAGACCAAGAATCAGACTGCACATTAAAACCAAAAGACATCTTATTGACATCTCCACGTTGCATCAAAATACTTAGATCTTTACCACGAGTAGTTGGTGCAAGATCCGCTTCAACCCTAAGACCCTTAGAATCTTCAAACAAACGCATAGTGCCAGAACGAGTAGAAGCCAACACTTCACCCGAATCGTGATTCCAAAGAAGCTTCACATCATTACGAGCCTGAAGAGTTCTCTTGAAAGCACCTGGAGCGATACGCTCAGTAAACGGCAACGGCTCACTATCACTATTAAACACAGCAGCATAACCAGAGAACGTCATCTTGTCCCCATCAGCACGAATCTCAAAGTCAACGTCAGAAACACGAGTCTCAGGTAAAGGCTTGATGCCATTAATTTTACGCAGAGAAGCCATAATTTTTTCTGCCCTAGTGTTAGCTCTCAAAACTACATCAGTCATTAAATTCCTTTGTTTATCGGATTCTCTATCAACAATACCACTTGACCAAGTAAAGCCAGCATCTCCGCCCCAAGCATCCCACATGATCCTACCGTTACTAGGGTTGTCTGTGTTATAGAAATCTTTACCTTTTTTATCTACTTCATGTCTCGAAAAGAACGAGTACATTCGTTTCACAACACTCAGAGACATAGCCCTGCCCTGCACAATGTCAGTAGCCCTACCCCAACCAATAGGAGTACCAGCACCAGTAGCCTTACCTTCTTCTTTCCAACGTAAAGCACGAGCCGCAGCTTTCTTCATGCCTTGTGTTGGTTTGTAAGTTGCTACTGCTCTCGACTCCATGTGTTCCTAAAGGCTACGCTAAAGAGTCAATCTGAGTTTGTACAGCGACAATAGCGTTTTTGATGATTTCTATGTTTGCAGTCAAGCGTTCAACTTCTTCAATGTTACCTAAAGCAGTTGCAACAGTTTTAGCTTCTTCATTATGCCAACCCTCAACGTTCAACGCTTCAAGACGAGAGTTCAAGGTTTGTAGCTTGTATTCATTCGATACATCAAATTCAGACATTATGCTGCTCCTAAAGTTGTTATTGTTCCTGAACTTCCACGATACTTCAACGCACCTGCTTCAACATAAAGAATACCGCCACCAGTAGGGTTTGATGTAGGTGTTCCAGATGCGTTAGTGATACCTATAACACCTGTACCACCACCATAAACTCCAGTAGTTGCTCCAATTTGCACGTTACGATTTGCACTAAAAGCCATGCTTGTTGAGCCATCAGATACAGATTGCATACCTAGTGCTTGCATAGAAAGTGTGCTACGAATTACACCAGTGCTTGTGATATTGCTTAATACTGTTCCTGCCGAGTTTTGCCATTCCTGTAAGTTCGCAGACTGACTAGCGACACCACGAACAGCCATTGTGACTCTATCTACTGGACTTGCAACAACAAGCTGTGCAACAGTGCTAAGAGCAGTTAAACCAATGGTCATTCTTTGCGGTGAAACAAATTGTCCACCAGCGGTTATTTGAGAAAGGACAGTTCCACCAGTGTCTTGC